GATGTAGACTAATAAGTAGTTAATTAAAAAGGCCTGCCTCCTGGTAAGAAGATTTTCTCTCTAGGAGGTAGGCTACTAATCATAAAGGAAGTTATGGCGAAAACAGATTTGCACAAATATACTGAACAAGAAAAGCTTAATAAAATGGATGTTGATATTATTGATATATCAGCTACATTAACTGGAGATGGAACATCAGGTGACTTAATGTTTGATACTACTGAGATATCAAATGCAGTTGCAGTTAATGGTGGTTCAGGAATTCTTCAATCAGTGGTAGCTTTAGTAACAGATAATTCAACAGATACAAGTGGAGATGGTGCTAATATAACAGGTGCTTGGAAACTTATCATTACATCTGATTCAACAAGTATAGGTACTGTAAGTGATGCAGTAGGTGCAGATACATCAACAAGAGCCGTATTAGATGGTATTTGTTGTATTATAGATATGACAAGTGTTACAGATCATGGTTATTTTGGAGTATTTTCTAAGGAAAATATAGGAGCTGTTATAAAAGCTTCTGATACAAGTAAAAGTTTATATGCTTATGGAATTACTAATTCTACTAATGATTATAATGGATCTACTATTACACTTAGGTTAGGCGTGGTTAAAGACTAATGTTTATATCTAAAAAAATAGCAATCTCAGGAGGAGATATCTTCAGAGATGATTATTCTGTAGCTTTTGGCGGTACTGATGAATATATAGATACAGGAGCAACGTTTAATTCTACATTTCAAGGAGACCATTCTATTTCTGTATGGATAAAACCTACTGATGGACAACCTGGTATTACAAATATATTATCTGGTTATAAAAATAGTTCAGAACAAGATATAATGTACTTGGCTATATTATCTACAGGTAAAGTTAGATATTATTTTGAAGCAAATAATGATGATGATTTAATAGATAGTGGAAGTGCTGTATTTGCAGATGGGCAAAATGATTGGACTCATTTAGTTATAACTTCTGAAAAAAGCGCAGTTAAAGGTTTTAAATTATATGTGAATGGAGTCCTTAATACTGAAGCTAATAGTAATGCAGTAAGTGATTCTAATTGGGGTCAATTTACAACAGACCTAAATTTATATATAGGTGGATATAATAATCAGGGTACAAATGGATTGCATTATACAGGAGGCATGTCTGATTTTGCAATATATAATAAAGTATTATCTGCAAGTGAAGCTTTTTCAATATATAATAATAGACAGCCATTTAATCATAATGATTCTTCATTTAAGGGTAATTTAGTTACTTGGTATAGAATGGGAGATGGACTTGAGAGTGGTGGAGGAAGTACTATGTATGATATGGCAGGTTCTAATAATGGCACTTTAACTAATATAGATACTGGAGATATTCAAGGAGATGTTCCAAAATGATATTTGATAATAGAAAATGGTTGATAATTAATGTATCTGATGTTACAGATGAAATGATTGAGAATGCAATAGAAACATCAAGAGATACTCTTAGAATTTCATTAGATGGAAGTAAGACAATATTAAAATATGATGGAAGAAAGCCTAACTGTTTTTATGGAATGGATACTTATACACATTCTGAAATATCAGAGGAATTATCTAAAGATGAATGGAATGAAGGTATTTAAATGGCTAATATTATAGAAATAGGACATGTACAAGATACTGGAAAAGGAAAGATTTTAAATACAGGATCAATGAGAAGATCCTATAATACAAAAAAGAAAAATAAGAGAGTGAAAGATTTTAGAGTTAGTAATAATAAATATGTAGAAGGAAAATAAATGGCAACATTTGAAGCACAAGTAAATGGATTAACAGGCTTAGGAATAAGTGGTTC